GTCCTTGGTGTCCTTGGTGTCCTTTAACAAGCGATTCACAAGCAACAAGTTCTTTACAAAGATATCGTCCAGAACCAGTGTACGGATTTCCTTCAAACACTCAATAGCTGTCTCATGAATACCTGTATAAATACATAAGACCGCAAAATCGAGCTTTTCTATGACTATTTCTGTATTTTTCTTGGTGAAATATGTAGGATCAAATTTCCCGTTACAAGTTGCTTCGATTTCTTCAATTACCCCAGGACAACACTCACTTATGATGTATTTGAAGCGCTTCAGGCGGATGTTCAGATTGTGAGGCGTAATCATTGTGTATTCGCTTGTTGTGTATCATATGTAAAACACATATGTAAACTAATCAAATTTCGTTTAAATTGTGTTGTACCAAAATAAAAAATTTTATTATTTTCATAAAGACATCACAGACAGACGTTATTGCGTTCGTGGATACTTGCGCTTTTTGCATTTTGGTTTACGCTCAAGGAAATGATTGATAATTTGTTTGGTGAACTTAATTTTCTTAATGTTATTGATGAATGTTTCAGGTACACCTGTCATCACAGCCCATTTACCACTATTATGACTCAAAATGTACCCATAGCTAATTTCGACAGGCATTTTCACCCTCACGATGTGAGATGTATCTACTTTGATAAACATTGCATGTAGTCTCACTTGCTCTTCTGTAAGAAAGATAATGTTGTCATTGTATTTATCAAAGTCGACGATAAATACAGGATGCATATTGCAAAAGTCAGTCATTATTGATATCTTTAAATGAATCATCATTGATTTGTGATGTAATTTACTTATCAATATGAAGGATCGATCTACTTAACTATCACAGTAAATAAACAATAGTAAAAGTTTTTTTGTTTTTTTGTTTTTTTGTTTTGGGTTTAGGGTTGACATTACTCCGCATCCGAGTCAGCCACATCGGACTCCGCATCAGACTCCTCCACGGGCTTCTCCTTCTTGGTGGCCTTAGCAGCGGGTTTAGGCTTATCCTTCTTGTCAGCCTTGGCACACTGTTTGAACAACTCTTCACCCGTCAGATCTGGGTTCTCCTTGTTCAGAGTCTTCATCTTGTTCTTAATATCGTCAGAAAGCTCACTCCAGGATGCAACAGCTGCTGCCATGAGATCCTTGCCTTTCTTAAGATCAGGCTGAGATGCCTTGAAATCGGCATCCTTCATCTTATACTGAATGAACAGTGTATAAGCAGACTTCTTCTTAGGCTTATTCTCAGAATCAGAATCTGACTTCTTAGAGTTCTTGCCTGAAGCTTCCTTCAAGGCCTTAGCGGCACCCTTAGGAGGCTTATAATCAGACTCAACCTTAGACTTGAACTCATCGAGAAGTTCATTCATAAAGTCAACATCCACATCCTCCTTGTCAGCCAGGAATTTCCTGAGTGTCTCCAAAGTCTCAAGCTGAGTCTCAAAGATAGCCTTGGAGACGACAGCGTTGATCAGAGTCAGAGCCATTGTTGAAGAGTGTTGAGAGAGTTTTGGTTGCTTGTTGAGAGCATGTGAAGTTCTAATTAAAATATCGATTCAATTTTTGTCAATTTTTGAGTGGAAAGTCTGAAAAAAATTTTCAAAAAGTACTAATAATGTTTAAGTTAATGTGTGTACTCTGACAACAATATAAAACAAGATAACAAATGATGCAGTTGCTATTATATCTGCAAATAATGGAGGAATGTTTAGAAATATACTAGGATTATGTTTATAATCGTATATCCAAATAGCATTCATCGCAAATCCCAAGAGTACATGAAACACTGTATGAAGTACATGAAAACGTTTTAATATTCTAGCAACGATGAAACATACAAAACCAAAGCCAAAGTATATCATGGCGTTTGTATTGTCAGAGGACATCACACCAATAACAACAGCGTTAGTTATATGCCGTACTAGCCTCTCTGTATTGGATTGTATGTTGCCCAACATAGTATATGCTAAAGATATCACGAATATGAAAATAGAACCATAGTGTTTCATTATCGTAGAAAATGACGTAAAGAATATGCAAACATTTTGTGAGATCATATCAAGTTGCAAACAATGCATATGTGATTGTGAAAGGTTCAAAGGGTTTCTGATACATCGATAGAGATGATAATTCATGCTGCACAAACACACAAACATGTATGAATATGCACTCATTCTTTTGAAAAAGCAATCGTGATCAAATGCATGTAAAAAAGCAAAATATATACCCGGTAACATAGACATAGCATTCAAGAATTGTACATGTCTCTCTTTCATCTTTTCATCATAATTTTACATGTCACTTAAGTATGTTTACTTCTTCATTTTTCTTCAGATTGTCAATGAGTTCTTTTTTGTTCAATCTTGAATAAACCACACCGCGTTTCTTTGCAATCAACTGCAGCTCCTTCAGAGTTAGTGAGGAGTAAGACCCTTTCTTTCCATTCTTACCACCAGTCTGTCCAACTCCATATATACTAGTAATTATACCAGTATAAGGATTTGCCTCTTTTTTATATTCTGTTTTCAAACTTGTTAAAAACGACATCTTATCATTCAAAATCAACAATTTGCTCTCATCATCTGTCAAGAGAAGTGTGGTTCCATACACTGGATCATAATACATATTTGTATATATATCCTCTTTGATATTATTTAAATTATTAAACCCTAATGTGTTTTCAAGAGTTAACACACTCCAGGTAGTTGACTCAGGTGACCCAAACGTATAAGTTTTCACTTTATATGAGTATATTTCTTGTGAGTTACTCGCACTGTTTGTTTTAACCGATGAGTTACTCACACTGTTTGTTTTAACCGATGAGTTACTCGCACTGTTTGTTTTAACCGATGAGTTACTCGCACTGTTTGTTTTGACCGATGCTTCATTACACATAGCTTTGATCAATACCAAAGAGTTCATGACATCGAACAGTTTCACTTCATTCATGCCTGAAAAGAATTGAATCATCATTTTGTCTATAGTAGTCCCAAAGTACTCATAGTATCTATTGAAAAAGTCAAGTTTGGGATAAGTGCCATGCTTCACAACCTCGTTATTAGAAACAATATGCAACTTATCTTTCAATAACTCCATCAGATTTCCAGCTTTACTAGGCGCATACGCTTGATTCATTGTAGCTATTGATACACGGTTTATTTTATTTGGATTTACTATCACTTTCACAAGTTCTAATGTATGAACTCCTCCCATGATGTAAAAACCCTTTATATTTTTTAGATTCTTATGAATAAATTGTGATATACCATTAGTACCATCATAAAACGAGCATGGTCCATTCATGTCCATATATATGCTTGTGTAATCTTGTAAGCTGCTTCCTGTGCTCGTTGTTGGCTTACTGCTAGTAGCTGCTGATAAAGCAACAACCAACATTGCTTCTTCGGCAGGTTCAACAGGTTCAACATCTTGTGAAAATGGATTTATATCATTGTAAAAATATTTGGTTTCATCATAATTATCATTATCATTGTAATTGAATATATTATTATTAAAAACAATACTACTATTGTTATAAACGTAATACATTTTTTGTTTTTCATCAATCTTATTCTCATTCCAAATGTCATTCACTAACTGCTTAAACAATTTCACAAGTTTGGTTGCATCTCTTGCTTTACCTTTCTTGTAATCGAAGTCGAGACCATAAGCTTGTCTTCCTGAATTTATTATTTCGTTGTTGTAAGGCTTGAGTAAGTTCATGATAAACATTAAGTCTGCACCCGTCCTTGCATACAATGCCACAGACATGAAACCGTCAATACCAGATATGTCTCCAGATGAGATTATTAGTTTATCTTTGTTGTTTTGTATTAATTTAAATGCAGGAAGAGGAAACCCTGGATCCATAAATTGTGCAATCTTTAAAAACTTATCCGGGATATAAAATGTATACATCATCTTCTTTTTGTCAACACTGTCAAGTTTAACCTTTCCATACAAAGATTGCATTGTACATTTGTTATTTTTATAAGAATTTACATTACAATAGTATCCTGGACTTGCTGTATTTTGCTCATCATTATATTGTAAAAAACTCTTGGAATATGTGTATACGCCTTTGTTATAAATGATATCTTTGGTATCAACAATGCCTTCCATGGTATCATTTTCATAATTTAACACAAGAACCGCCATACTTGTTTTGTTTGCATCTCCTATAGATTCAGCTTTTGAAATATCAAGACATACATTGCGCACTTGACCATCATTATTCATATATACAATACTAACCTCTGGAACATATCCAGCAGGTTGATGACCAAAAATGTTGTAAAATGTCATATTTGTTTGTTCGAATTTGACTTTCTTGACACCCCCAACATGTTTCCGCATTCCCCCTTTCAAAGTTGTTGGCGTTAATAATTTCCTGTTTGAAAGTGCCTTTGGTCCATCAGCTGAGAGCTTGGACATGTAAGTCACAGGAGACAACGCGCTTGTATACCCAATATTGTCAGGTACACCACATATTGACAGATGGATTAGTTTAGTGACTCCGTCATTATTTCTGAAAGGTGCTGATAATGACGATGAAATGAATAAATTCACTATATCATTCTTTTCTTGTTCGATAGCACGAATAGCATCAAAAAAATCAGTATTATCAGTATTATCAGCTAGAGTCATAAGTTTATCAGTCAATAAGAAACCGTCACCATTAGAAGGCAGTCCTGCATGTGATGCCACACCATACTTAGTCTTACCTGCCTTGAACACCCCAATAACATGACACTTCTCCAAATATTTTATATATAAACCGTTATATAGTTGCAAATATTCAGGAAGTTCACTGGGAGACCATATACATCCCATGACCATCGACATGATTGCTATAGCAGCATGCAATACGCCGTTAGTAACATCGTCACTATTAAACGTAATACTTCCAAATAGACCATTGAACTCTTCGATTGCATACTGCTTGTGAAGAAACCTACCAAGCGTTCTCTCTTCAACTGCAATGACACGCTCTTTTAAACCAGCAGCAAAAATATTTTCTAAATCTTTATCGTTTTTAAATCCTGTCCATCCCGCTTGCATAGTGTTCAGCAATGGACCTGCAAGTTCGGTGAAGGCATACTTGAATTTGTATTTATTATTAAAATTTGTAGCAACGTTAGTGCATAACTGTTTGAAATTATTTATATTTTTATCATTAAAACAAGGCGAAGAAGTACCATCATTATTAACAATAAAGTACTCGTCAACCAACCTTATCTTGTTAAGGTCTCTGTTTCCTATACAAAGTAATACATTTTCAGGTGCACTTTCTTTCAGCGCTATCATATTCTGTATAAGCTTAATGTTATCGGGTCCACGATCAATCAAGTCCCCAGTGAACACGATTGCTTCTGTATTATTATTAAGCTTTTTATCGTTTATAATTTTTAAAATGCGTGTGACATTAGAGACATTTTTGGATGCACCGTCTGTGATGGTGGGTATACGACCTTCGAGGTCAGAGAAACAATATATTTGTTTCTCATGAAAATCATATACACCATAACTCATTTTATATGATGGTATAAAAATTACTTGAGTATATGTTTGATAGTAAAAAAATATTATAATAAAATATAAAATGATGTTTGAAGGACAATCAATGAACCAAGAGAACCAAATGAGCCAAGAAAATAAAGGATGGAGTATATTTATACTAATACTTGCACTATTGTGGATATTAGCAGGAATAGTAGCATTTATAATGTCAATAGTATGTTTTGGATATAGTGGAACAGAAGTAGAGAAAATTGTAGGATTATTACTGGCATTTTTCTTGGGTCCATTTTATTGGATATACTATTATGTATCTTCCAAATATTGCAGGAATACAATTCATAAATCCTATAAATCTTATAAGTCTTAATAATTAAAATTTGATTTACAAATGTTTCTTTTAAATAATACAATGACTGATAATAACCATACATACGATGTATTTTTGAATATCTTATATCGTATATTTTCTAATACATCAGACAACTTGCATTATAATGATATGATTTGTGAATTTGATGTACTTAATAAACATTTGGATGATAGGTATATAAACTTGATTAACGAGGTTATATCTAAAAATAATGGATTTTTAAAGAATAGTTACAGTGACCTTCTCACAGTTTATGAGATGTATCAACTATACATGGGTGCAGAAAAAGGAATGAAAAGAAAAATCATTGAGACATTCTGAGGGCATTATGGACACTGGGACAACTCCATTTTTTTATTAACAATTTAAAGATAATGGCAAATGTATATAAGAGGTTTGTGAATGTCTATGAGGGGTTTGCAAATGTCTATGAGGGGTTTGTGAATGTCTATGAGGGGTTTGTGAATGTCTATAAGAGGTTTGTGAATGTCTATGAGAGGTTTGCAAATGTCTATAAGAGGTTTGTGAATGTCTGAACACTACAATGAGTATAAAAACTAGTGAGACGGACGGTGAACATTATTCGCATTTTGTACCAGTCTTTTGCTATCTTGTACGATGTGTGGTTGTTCCTTTCACGATTTTGTGGAGCTTAAAGCTCAAAGAAATGCATGTTGTGAGAAGTACAAATGTCTAACATATATAACACAAGGCAATTATTGTGGAAGATGTAGAAGAATGCGTCAAAAACTATGCCGAGATTATCATGTTTACGAGCATGGTTGTTCGCCAAAAGACGCTATCAAGGAGATAATAGGAAGATTAAAATATGAGTTTGTGTTTGACATTATAGATATGAAGAGCTTGAAAGATGGTACATGGATGAAAAACAAGTTGCGTGATATAGGTCATACACAACGCTTACAAAAGTTATATGTTATTGCATCTGGAACTCTCTATAGTGACCAATATAAATGGTTACTATCTAAGGCGAAGATATAGACTGTATTTTGTACTTGTGTCTTATGTAATAATCTCAATCCAATCCAAGTAATACCATCGGACAATCGGACCGGACTCCTTCGCGGGGTATCCTAGATGATCCTAGATGATCCTACTTGAATAAATCGTTCTTTCGTGTCATCTTCTCGTGCGTCATATAATCGAAGCTTTATCAAAGTATCCGTGATTCTCTCTACATCACACATATATGCAATGCTTGGCAAAGCATCGACATAATTCGCTTTACAACTTATTTCAATGAACAATTTCTCAAGACATTGATCGTTTGAAATTAGTACATTACAAGACATGTCTATTATTGCTTGATACAAGTCTAAAACTTCGTCACACGATGACGATGGGACAAAACAAGAAATAATAAGGGAGTTTGCAAAAGCTCCTGTTGTGATTTCCCATTCTATTACTGTGTGTGGTGTGGTATGTTGTAGTAGTTGCCGAATAGTGTCCATTGTTTTGTTGTATTTGTTATAGCTTGTATTTTGCATCAATTTTTTGGACGTATTTTTTGTAACGATCGTCTTGTAAATATATTGAAGAAACATCCATATTGTGGTACTTGTGTTTCTGACAATGCACTGTACTCGGTTATAGTAAAATGATTACCCATACTTTTGTTGCATCTACTACATATTGGTCTCAAGTTGTGAATTTCAGTTGTACCACCTTTGCTCTCTGGTATGTTGTGTCCTACTTCAAAATCAAAAGGGGTCACGTTGTTTGTGCACCATGTGATATGACATTTGTGAATAAATGAATGTCCATTATATCGTAACCATACTTGTTCTCTGAGGGACTTGGGGATCGTAGTCTTATGTGTCTTTTTAGGGATTACACTGGGTGGCATATTTTGCATTATTGATACGACTTTTTGATAATTGCGGATTTGATCATCATCATTGAATTTTACAATGATAGACCTCAGATCATCTTTGGTCTTGAAGGATGGTGACACAGTAAATCTGGGAGGTGGTAAGGATTCTTCTGTTACGTGATACATTCTTGTGATATAAGTCATAACTTTCTTATATACTTTGAGGGTATGATATTACTCAACTGGTAAATAATATTCATTAACTGTTTTTATTATATCATCAATATCTTGTTCCTCACCAATAAAAAATGCATCCCACAAGCATGCTCCTGCCAATGGAATCCTTATCTTTCTGTTTTTAATGTAATCCTCAAATTGCTGGAGAGCATTGGTATGATGTTCTACGGGTGTATATAATACACGTTCATAAAATGGGAGTGTTCGTTTTATCTTCAATTCGGTCAAATCAATGTCTTCGGACTCACCATAATGATACAACGGAGTATTATTGAAACATCCAAGATAATATATGTAAAAGACTTTATTGTGTATCTGATAATCTGATACCCTGTCTAGGTACGATTTATAAACGTGTATTCGATTTGATTTAATACTATGCACACGGCTTTTAAGATGTTTCATTTTTTCTTAGTATTGTGTTCAACAAATTTAAATGAAAGTGTCTGAATACAATTAGTAATTGTTGCTTAAGCATTTGTTGTTTGTAATAATATAAAACAATGCCATTATATGTTGTTGTATATGGTCAAAAATGGGAAGATATTACGTATTTTACGTCTTTTGAAAAGGCACAGATTAAACTGATTGTTCAAACATTGAACTACGTTGACTTTTATCCGTTTATGATGGAGTATAATCTGCATGATTATGGTCACATGATACGTTCCAAGTATTCATTTATCCTGCAACACCAAGAACTCGAAAAAGCAAAAGAATTACATACCATAGAACACCTGAGAAAAAACCCTCAACTACTGATAGATGCTATTACTATTAGGTATTGAAACGGTTACTTACTGTCGTATCTTAGATGACATTATAATTATAATCATACCTAACACTATCAAACCAAACCCGGAAAGTCCCATAATTGACAAGTTTTCTTTCAAGACAATTGATGCAAGTATCAACGTAACGATTGGATAAAGAGCTGATATGATCGTTACAAGGTTGATATTGTGCGTTTTTCTTATGGAGTATATGTAGAACATGTTGGCAATAAAAAATGCAAAAAACGTGGTACATGCGAGTATTGGGATTTTATCAGTGTGGTTGACAAAATCGTTTATTACTTCGTGACGATTGAAAAGGAAAACATAGGCCGTTACAGACAATATGTAAACAATGCTTGATACAATTAAGATAAAACCATACGACACTTGATGAACAAGTTTTCTATAAACGACTGGTGCTATACCCCATAACATAGCAGTGATGAATGCTGCTACCAGATCCATTTATTTTTACAATAGGTATTTTGCTGCTAGCTCATTTTCTATGTTTGTGTATTCGGTGGAAGTAAGCGCTCGGTTATATACTACCACACAAGCCACAGCCCAATCTGTGAACTCTGACCCTGACCACCCTCCATTTATCATCATTGATGAAACATATGATGGATTTCCAGGTGTTCCTGTTGTTCTATTTACTTTTGCACTGCGGAACAGATCGTTTTGATCTGTTGCTTGAAACCATCCGGAATGAACATTGGTTGTTGTTTGGGTAATCCAATTGTTATGGAACGCTACTCCTGTTTTTGCCTGCCAAAAACCGGAAAGCCAATTGACTGTTGTGCTTGGTCCTGTAAATATACGTCCTTGGTTAGTACCATTGTACCTTGCAACGTAAAACAACGTATATGTAGACGGAAGGATTGTTGATGGAAACGTCATTTTAGCAGCAGTGTTACCATAAAGATATGTTAACGATGAACCGGGATACGTAGCTGTATTTACGGTACCTGTGATTGTTACTACATTATTTCCTGATCCGGACAAATCGGTCCATTGTGAACCTGTCCACGACTCTCCAGTATAATATCCGACTAGTCCTGATGTAGTTGTGATATAACCCTAAATGTATCTTACTATAACTATACCTGAACCACCGTTGTATCCTTCGGAATTAGTTTTCGCCTTACCGCCACCACCACCTCCGCCTGTATTTGCTTGTCCAGGAGATCCTGTTGCTCCTCCACCACCTGCATTAGCTGCTATGATTGCACCTTGATAAGATCCACCAGATCCACCTCCGCCGTAGTATACAGTTGATCCTGAAATAGAAGATGCAAACCCAATGCCTCCTACTCCCCCACCTGCACCAGATCCATTACCTCCTGTACCTCCTGCACCTCCACCTCCACCTCCACCATATTGAGGTCCAGTGTCTGTTCCAGATCCTCCAGCATTACCATAACCACCTGATGCACTTGATGGTTGTAATGCTGATCCCACACTACCAATTGCGGTTTCAGTTGCAGCACCACCACCAGATCCGCCTGAAAGACCATTCAAATTTGCAGCATCGCCTCCACCACCTCCTCCTCCAATTGCTGTTATTGTATTAAATGTAGAGTTTCCACCATTACCTCCAGCAGCATTAATTGTTGCACCTTTACTTCCTCCATTTCCAACCGTAACTGTATATGATGTATTACCTGTTAATATCAATCCGGTTTGATAAACAACGCCACCACCGCCACCGCCACCACCTGCACCACCACCGCCACCACCGCCACCTCCTACAACAAGGACATCAACAGTTAATGAAGGTACACTAGAAGATATAACGAAAGATGATGATGAATTAAACCTATGTATTATATATCCATTATTTGTTGTGATAATACCTCCAGTTGCATAATATTTTCCTTTCCCTCTGAAAACACCAAGATTTATTGCTGTTCCAGTGTTTGGAATACCGGAAACGCCTGTTGTGAATCCACCAGATGCATTGGCGTAATACTCACTTAACGATATTGGGTTTGCCCCGCCCATAACTGTCTGTATTTGTGAAAATGACAAGTTTGTTGAAGGTAACGTTGACATTATTACTGTTTATGAATATTATTGGTTGTTGTGAATAAACTTAAAACATCAATGTGATTCGAAGTATCGTGTTAATGGAGTAAATAACGTGGACCGTGACTGAGAATAATGGGTCGGGTCTATTTGAGGATTTATGATTGTTACATTCTATGCAGATTTCCTCACAGATTTTTTAGCGGTAGCTGCTAATTTGGGAGCAACCTGAGAGATCGTAAACATAAAATAAATCATTAGAATAAATGCGAGTGCAATCAGGAACATTTGAATATAATTGACGATTTCAAGCACATCACGTGCTACATGTGCTGAACATTCGCATTTTTCTACTTTAAGCTTTTGAATGTAATAATAAGTGATAATTATAAAAGCAATGGTAGCGATGAAATAGAGACCTATGAATACAGGATGCATTGTTTTTAATGACAATAATTCAAAGGTTGCAAGAATCAACATAACTATAATGACAATAATAAAGTATTTAATGAAATCACGTTGCCATGTTTTGGAGCATTCACAGCCTATCTTCTCGAGACTTATGATGTAGTTGAAGATAAATAACCAAAGAGCCAGTACAAGGACATTGAGTATAATATTAAAAATATGCATTATATACTATAAATTTACATAAAAGTTTTAATCACATATGTATTTGCAAAATAGGAAAAAATAAGAATGTTAAAGATTTATTACACATGGAATACCACCCTTTTTCCATTTCCCATGTTGATGACAATTGTCTTAAAACCTTCTGCATTGATAGTTAATTCTTCTCTACTAGTCGCTGAATACGCTGGAGTCGATGAATTCGCTGAATGCACTGTTTCTGGTGTTTCTGGTGAATACACTGAATGCATTGTTTGTGGCGAATGCGCTGAATACACTGTAGATGACACTTGAGGAGACGATGGTTGTTGTTGTCCAAGATGTCCACTGATAGTGAAAATTTCATCTAAAAGTTGAAACTCTTTGTCAGTCCACCATCCGCCTTTACGTATAACGCTCTTCAGTTCGTCAATGTTTGCAAATATAACGTCCATTTTACATGAATCGCGAAGGCGACGGTTACGAAACTCGATGCAATCACGGATAACTGCATGAAGAGCGCGTCTTTTCGGTTTGTCGCTTACAACGCGATCAACAACCTGAAACATATGCTGAATACAAAGAGAGTTTGACATATTGTTGTTTTTGATGACAAACTACAAAAATAGTACTTTCAAATTTTTTTTATACATTGGCGAACTCTTATCAAAACAAAGCAATTTATGTGCACACTGAGATGCGCGACAAATTTATTATATAATAATAAATGTATGAGAAATTGAAACGTGCTCTAGTTGTCATCAAAAAAAGGCAGAAAATATCGGATGCGTTTTATGAAAAGCTCATGAACGATCAAGAGATCCCGAAGAAAATGAAGAAGTTGGTGAAAGAGTATAGACTGTTGGTTCAGAGTGGTGGGATAAATAATGAGTGTAGTGCTGATATATACACTTTGACTACACCGATAGGCGAAAGTGGTGCTTATGGAGCTAATTTTCTTTTCAAAAAGAATCAAACAGAAGTCACTGATCCAGATCGCGTTTTAAAAATATATGCATACAACGATGATAACAAAAGTAAAACCGACGCTATCATTGCTAATATCAATTACTTTTTGAACAATGCTACTCAGGATGTTAAAAATAACACATCTGTTGTACAAAATGGACATTATGATTGTGTAAGTAAGGAATGTATTCAGAATACAACATCAGAAACTTTGACTGATGAACATATAGGTTTGTTTTTTAAAAAATACGATGGGGATCTTGATAATTTACTTAATTCCAGTTCTGATACAAAGTTATATGATGTTCTTCGGATAATCGAACAGTTTAATAACAATGCTAACAATGCTATACGTTTTGTGCATGGAGATATGAAATATAACAATATGTTATATAATGACAGTGAAATAGTGATTCATGACATTGATGGCTTTTTAGCGTATAATAATGAAACGTGCTCGTTGTTAAATACTATCGCAAAATCTGAACATATATTTACTCCGGAATTCACACATCCTTTGTTTTATCCGTATATCATTGCGGCTTCCGCTTCGGATACTAACGTAGAAAATCTGTTATCAAATATACCTCAAAATCCACAAATAAACGAAATAATGTGGAGAATGTCGATGACGAGGAGCAAAAACGATGAGGAAAATGAAAAAATAAATTATATACAATCATTTTATAAAAGTTTATTCAATGACAACGATGAACAATTCA